CAAACGTAGGAGCTTCAAGTGCGTATGGACTGACCGTGAAGAGCCGCATTGGTGGAAGGAACACACATGCTTAGGAGTATAACAATAGACAACAATATGTTAAAGTGGTTAGCTGGAAAGCTGAATGAAGAAACGGGAAAAGGCAAGACGATAACTAGGAGAATGTTATCAAATCTAATATGGGAATATGAAAAAAGAGGACGACAAGAATAAAATTAAACAATAAATATGTGTCTTGCATGGGTTGTAGACTATAATATAATGACACAATAAAAGGAGCTTTTTATGCAAGCATTATACGCAGGACTAGCAGCGTGGGTTATTGAACTCGGAGTTGCAGGGTTAGCATTTTACTTACTATACAGAGAAGAACAGAAGGTTTATAAACGCCGTGCCACCAAAAAAGAAAAAGTTTAACAAGCCCAAAGTTGATGAGAAGGAACTGCAAGAGTTTCGAGAACACATCAAAATCATAAATGAAAAGACTAAGGCTATAGTAGAGAAGTATCGCAAGTGGTGGGATAAAGATAAGAGAACGTGGAAAAAAGGATTTAAAGGACATGGAAAATGAAAAGCAGAAAGCACTCTTGGACTATCTCAGAGATTATTGCCCTGATTCTTTGCTTGCCAATGGTTATGATGATTGTATTATTGGCGTTGGTTGTGGCAACGATGCAGGAAGGGTGGTATATTCTGTTCGGAAGATGCTCGAAGTGTGCGCGAAAGAATTAGCTGTAGACTACGATGAAGCATACGAGTGGCTAGAATACAATACTTTTAATGCTTATGTGGGCGAATTCACGCCTATATATGTGGACGGAAACGAATATGAATAATTATATATTTGATGTAGATGGAACACTTACGAAGCCAAGAGCTACTATTGATCCCGACTTTAGGAAATGTTTTATTGACTATGTAAAACTTGAGCAATCAAATAATAACAGAGTATATTTACTTACTGGCTCAGACAAAGATAAGACTATAGAACAAATAGGAACAGAATTATGGGAACTTGTTGACGGTAGTTATCAGTCCTGTGGGAATGAACTTTATGTGGGCGGCGAGCTAGTAAAGAAGAGCGAGTGGATAATGAGTGACGCTCTTAGGATGTCAATAAAAAATGAGATACGCAAAAGTGTTTGGAATGGAACTGCTGAAAACAATATAGAAGAACGTGTTGGCATGGTGAATATGAGTACAATAGGGAGAGGTTGTACGTTAGAGGAAAGAGAATATTATTACGAGTGGGATAAGCAATGGGAAGAAAGGAAGTACATTGTTGAAAGATTGTCGCAACAATTTTCAGATGTAGACTTCGCCATTGGTGGTCAGATAAGTATCGACATATACCCGAAGGGAAAAGATAAATCTCAAGTGTTAGATGATATGGAGGGTGAGGTTTACTTTGTGGGTGATAGCTGTCAAGAAGGTGGAAACGATTATGCTATATATAGCAAGCTAGACATATTCCATTCTTTTTGGGTGAAAGATTTTGAAGAGACTAGGAAATTATTAGAGGCGAGTTATGAATAGACTTAAAGGCATGAGGACTTACTTAGCTGGAGCAATGGATAGAGTACCAGATGGAGGAGTTGGTTGGAGGCAAACAATAACTCCTAAACTGACAGAGATGGGAGTTGTGGTTCTTAATCCGTGTGATAAACCTGTAGAGGTTGGAATTGAAGACGATAATACGAGAAAAGAAATAGAAATACTAAAGGACAAACAACTTTATTCCGATATAAGAAAGAAGTATGGGGTTATAAGGACACTAGACCTCAGATGTGTTGATATATCTGACTTTATAATTGCTAGTATAGATATAGATGTTCACGCATGTGGAACCTATGAGGAAATAGCGGTTGCCAATAGTCAGAAGAAGCCAGTTCTAATTTGGTGTCAACAGGGAAAGAAGCAAGCACCTAATTGGCTTTATTTCATGTTGCCTCACCAGCATATATTTGGAGATTTAAGAAGTCTGGTTAGTTATCTGGAATATGTGAACTCATGCAAGGAAGAAGTTGAGCATCACAAAAGATGGTTTTTCTTTGACAGGGAAAGGATGAAATAATGGCTAACTTCTGTAAAAGTTGTTGTTTTGATCTTTTTGGAGTTGACATAAGCGACTTCGATGGTATAATAAGTGAAGAAGATTACGACAATGGGATGGTAGCCAATGTCCTGTGTGAGGGGTGTGGATTTATTGAGGTGGATCATAAAGGTGAAAAGGTGGATAGATTAGATAATCGAGTGAGAAGGTTTCAAGGTCATCCACATGATAATAATAATGAAGCGGGATATGATAGAGTTGGTTACGAATTTACAAAGGGCTGGTTTTACTATGATTACAACTGGCAAAAAAAGATAGGTTATTTCAAGAGCGAAGAAGAGGCTAGGGTATTCCTCTTTGAATATTTAAGGAAAAGAACTAATGATGAAGCAATATAGATACCAGTGCTGTGGATATATAGTGTCTGAAAGGTTTGAGGACACTCACTGTCGGCAATGTGGTAGGTTATCACCCATCCTTGAAGAAGTAGATAAGGAAGATTTAGTATACTTGCTACCCCAGACAGGCCACTCTGGAGATGATATTGAAGAGACTAGAAGGTGGGGTAATTTTAAGATTCTTTTAGATGAGCCGAATGTTAAAATAAAAAAGATAACTGTTAATCCTAGTAGCAGACTTAGCTTACAACTGCATAAGCACAGGAGTGAGTGGTGGAAGATTATTCAAGGAAAGGGTATGGTACAAGTTGGGGCTAGTGAGTGGCTCTTGGAGGAGGGAGACACAGTAAACATAGGCAAACTTGAAGTCCATAGAATAACCAATGAAGCAGATGATCCTCTTATTTTTGTAGAAGTTCAGACTGGCGAGTGTCAGGAAAGTGACATCATTCGCATTGAGGATGACTATGGAAGGGCGTAAAATACCTACCCTCAGAGTCCGTGACATATTTGTACTCGCTCTGCTACTTACTATGCAATTTCCCCCTTTACCCTCTATAATAATCTTTTTAATGTATGTGTGGATGACAGATGAAGTATTTAATAAAGTGTTGCAACCGTATTGTAGACGTAGATAACAAACCGATATGGTGCATCAAGTGTGGCGAACACGATATAGATGTGGTAGAATTTACAGAGGATACACTTCTACCTTGCCCATTCTGTGGCGGTCATCCGCAAGCAGAAGCTATGGAGACTATAGGTCTTTATTGGTATGAGTGTGATGATTGTGGTGGAGCCAGTGGCTCTGCTGATGACTGGGTAGAAGCTAGAAATAAATGGAATAGGAGAAAGTAATGCCAGATGAAGATTTTTATAATTCTATGAGAATAAGAAATGAGTTTGACTTGAAACTGGCTAAGGCTGAGAGAAAGTGGGAGTTTAGATATAATCAGCAAAAGAAGAAACAAAGGGAGCTGGAAGAAACTATAGTAAAATTGAGAGCGCGTATTAAGGAGTTGAAAAATGGCAATAAAGACACTTGAAGTTTATAAAACAGGAACTTGGGTAAAGTTATCAGAAGAGGTTGAAGCTAAGATTATAACGGTTGCAATACATCAGGACGGAACAGTTCAGTACGAATGTGCTTGGTGGTCTGGTCAGTCCAGAGTAAGAGAATGGTTTAGCTCGGAAGATTTCATAGAGGTTCAGACAGATAAAGTAGTCAAAAATAAAATAGGATTTTGCAATGCCTAGTAAGGAAGTAAATTTTGAAGATTATCGTGACCCGTTTAAGGCTTTCAATATTCACATGTCTATCATTTGTGACTTGGAGCAGGGCGGTAAGATAAGTGAAGAAGAAGCATTTACGCAGGTAAAGGATTTGTATAAACAATTTAAGTATTACTACAAGCACGTTGTAAAACCGAAAGTAGATAGTATGGATAAAAAGGGTTTTTACAAATAAGTTGGGTTTTTGTTTTATCAATGTGCATGAAACATCCTGAACTAACGTCCCAACTTTGGCCTCTTCGTCTAACGGTTAGGACTCCAGCTTTTCACGCTGGCAATAGGGGTTCGATTCCCCTAGAGGTCACTAAGGACTTGTAGCTCAGTTGGTTAGAGCAGGGGACTCATAATCCCTTTGTCGTAGGTTCGAGTCCTACCAAGTCTACTTACTAATAACTTTATAAGGAGCTAACAAATGGATACTGTAGCAATTATTTTATGGACGATTACTGGAACATCAGCGGCTTGGGCTTTATATTTGGGTTATAATGTTAACAAAGCTATGAAATGTTTGTCTAGAAATCTAGATAAGTTAAAAGAAGATTACTACGAGCATGGGCATGACTAGTACAGAACGAATAATATTAATTTTAGAACATCAGAATTCAACGTCTATGGTTTTAGGCTCTCCAGCTATGGGGTTTATAGTAACTATGATTATGGTAATGACTGTTGGCAAGGATTAGTAATATGGCTATTTATACAATTTCAGCTACTTGTATTCTATATCTTATGACATGCGTTTCGTGCATCAAAGATGACGACTATCCACACGCATTAATGTGGTTTGCCTATGGCCTCGCAAACGCTGGGCTTTTATGGTATGAATGGAAAAAACATCAATAACTTGGCGGTGTCTCGCCTGAAACAGGCGGGTCAAGAAAAAGCCTGTGAGCTAGTGAACTGGAGGATTTAATATGAAGTTCAAATTAGATAAAAAACAACTTAATTACGCTCTTGGTCTTGCAATGAAAAGGCATGACGCAAAGCATTCGTCTTTCAGGAATAAAGACACGACCAGATTTATGAATGACAGTAAAGGGCAAATGTCCGAAAAGTTCAGCGTAGATAAACAGTACATGGCACATTTTCTTGGTGTTATCGGGGAGCTTGGTTATTCTCTTGCGACTGGTGAAACGATAGATGAAAATATTTACTCTGTACGAGATGATGGTCAAGACTTTGAAGGTGTCGAGGTAAAGACAATTACATATATGGGTTCGGGTGAACCTGAGCTGAAGATAACGGTCAAGGAGTACGAGCAACGTAAGCCTCCAAAGCTCTATGTGCTTACTAGGTTTAATTTAAAAAATAACGAAGTCGAGGTTCTCGGTAGGATCACAAGACCACAGTTTGACAAAGTTAAAATAAAAAAGAAGTACGGTGCGAGGCTACCGATGAATTATATTATTCCACTGTCAAAAATGGAAAAAATGTAAAAATTAAGTTGCCATTATGTCACTATTATGCTATAATCTAATATGTGGAGATTCGGTTTAGTATTTTTAGTTGACTAAAAAAGGGCATCGGAGTTTTACCTGCGAAGGTAGCCAGCAATTAGAAGTTGACTCAGGTTTACACCTAGAACCAAGTGATTGAAAATATTGACAAGAACAAACCAAATGTTTGTAAGGCTCAGGCCAGCGAGTAACCAAACTCGCACAAGACTTAACAAGTCCCGACCCTGATGGATTCACAATCCTTGCCGCACAGATAGACTTACTAGAAAACCAAGCAATGCTGCGGAGCAACTTGGTGGGTCATAACGAGAGTTTATTTTAGTAAGTTGTCTGGAGCTTGAATCTAGCAATCACCGCAGGTGGGGTGTCTATGACCCAAAAACCTGTGAAGAGTATATTTTTTTAAAAAATTAGGAGTATTGAAATGGCTAATATACAGGAGATGGCTGAGGCGCACCTTAGAAATGTGCAGCAGCAGATTCAAGACCTTCAGGGTCAGAAAGAACAGATAGATAAAGACATACAGATGCTGAGTGACTATTTGCAACAGGGTGTTGCAGAGCTTGAGTCTGTAAATAATGTTGAAAGTGGCGAAGTAGCCACAGATCAATAGGAGGATTAGTAATGGTAAGTAATCAAGGCGAATTTTACGATCAGTTGTCACACCTTCCACAAAGTTACGGCTTTGGGGTAGATGGCTCAAATCAGATCATTGGACAAGGTAAAAGAGGAAAGGCTAAGGGCATTAGATTCAACCCAGTAACAGCGGTTGCACATCGTAATGGTCTAGGGACTTATAGCTCTAACAAGCGTGACACTTTGCGCGCTGGAAAAGCTCTAGGTCTTACAAAGACTTTCACCGAGAACCTTTATCAAGCATCGACTAACCACTCAAATCGTGGTCATAGTCAAGTAGTACGAGGAAGAATTCGATCAGCATTGGAGATCTAATAGTATGAATGTTAATTTATGGGTAGGGTGTGGTCGCCTAACAGCTAACGCTGAACAGACCACGACAAAAAAGGGGACTTCAATGGCGAAGTTCCGCCTAGCAGTAAACGATAGGAGAAATGACGACACTCTTTTCCTTAATGTTCTGTGCTTTGGCAAGATGGCCGAAAGCCTAACAGAACACTTAGTCAAAGGACGGTTAGTATCCGTTCAGGGTAAGGTAAAGGTGGATGAGTATGAGGATAAGAACGGAAATCCGAGAAACTCAGTTTGCGTAATGGCAGACGAGATTTCACTCGGCCCCCAAAAGAAGGGTGCGACAGATGTTGCTTCTAGCACCCCTGCGGAAGCGCCGTTCTAGTCTCAGACAGGTCTAGCCCAGCCTTAAATGGGCTATTTTTTTTGAAATTTAATTTGAAGGAATATTGATATGGCTAAAACAACAAGACGGCATGTAACGGGAACAAACATAACAACTAAAAGTTGGTTTGGTTCACATGCAGAGATGGTGGTAGAGGAATTACATGACGGATTAGTGGTTTGCGAAGATGATCGTGGAAAATATATCACCCACTCTAATAGGCTGGACAACGGTCTTGCAGACCCAAATAGATATAATATTGAAAAAAGACTTCGACAATATTGATAAAGGTATTTTATAATGGAACCAGCAACAGCTTTTGAAAACGCGATAGCTGAAATGAGTGGTATAGTTTTATTCTGTGCCATAGTCTACATTTTAATGCTCAAGCCCCTGTTCTCAAAGAAGAAAACATATGTTTACTATGAAGAACCGCAAGAGTCTTTTGATAATGATGCTATGGCATTTGCCGCATATGAAGAAACAGGTGACGCAGGAGCTTTTGCTTGGTTCCAGTCAGAGCCGGAACAGGTCGAACAGGTTGTGGTGGTGCAACAGCCAACTCAACAGCCCAGACCAAAAGCTAAGAACCACCCTCTCTACGGGGAATGTATTGACGCGCTTATGTCTTTGGGTTGGAGCAAAAGAGATGCCACAAAGATAGTCTCTAATTATTTAAATAAAAAAGACGTTACATCCGTAGAACAATTTATTTTGGAGCAAATTGGTGGTTAATTGGAACGAAATCGCAAAGAGAGTTAAAAATGATGCTACATACATAAACCTATTTTGCTCAGGTCATGGTAGCCTAGAAACACTACCAGTTTCTAAACCAACTCTTGTAAATAGGTCTTTTGACTCAGTGCTAGACTTTGGATGTGGGGTTGGCAGAAACCTGCCATACTTCAAATCTGTAGCTAAAAAAGTATACGCATACGATCTGCCAAATGTAGTAGACAGATGTTTGCAGATGAGAGATCATGATTTTGTAAATGGCGTGAACTTTATAAAAGACCTAGATGAAATAACAGAGAAGATTGATATTATCTTCTGCTTCTTCTCATTACAACATTTTACATCTGCGAGAGAATTGGTTTCTACTCTCAACAAGCTATCTGAAATTTCTGATAACATCTATGTTGTTGGAAGACCATACATGGACGAGACAAAGAACAATGTCTTCTCTATTGTTAAGCTAAGTAAATTCAAACACTTGGTCGCATCTTCTACAGACAACCTTGATATGGTGACAGGCGAAGGCACATACGAGGCTCTGTTTAGCGTCAACGACACAGACGATATACTGAGTGATGACTCTGTTGTATTCAAATCTTATGCAGACTCAGTAAGAGACATAAAAGATTGGTGCGAAGATTTAAGAGGTATTACACATGTGTCAGGGCTTCCGAGGTCTGGAGTTTTCATCGGGGGTGTAATAGCACACTATCTTAATATCCCCTATGTGCCATTTGAAAATTTAGTCAGCGGGACTGAAGACTTCTTTAGATTAAAACACTCAAGACCAATAAACCATAGTGCTAAAAATAAGAATAGGATATTAGTTGTTGATGACACATCTTGGAGTGGAACAACAATCAAAAACGCAAGGAAGTTAGTTTCTAAAGATATTAAATTTGGTGCTTTATATTGCAGTAAAGACCAGAGCAAAGCTCTTGACACATACAAGGAAATATTTTACACGTTCTTCCACACCTTTGAATGGAATGTGGGTAGAGACATCGTATCAGAGCATTTCTTGTTTGATATGGATGGTGTAATATGCGAAGATTGCCCATGTGAGGATTCAGACGAAAAAAGATATGCAGAGTTCTTGGCTAACGCAAAGCCACTCTATCTACCTAAGTTCAAAGTAAGAAAAATAGTCACAGCTAGACTTGAGCGATACAGAAAACAAACCGCACAATGGTTAAAGAGGAACGGCGTGCAATACGGGGAATTGTGCATGATGCCAGCAGAAACCAGAGAAGAGAGAGAGCAAATAGGGTTCGGAACTTGGAAAGCTCTGAAGTACATGGAAGATAGAGGGGCAAGACTATTCATTGAGAGTGATGCAATGCAGGCGTTAGAAATTAACAGGCTGTCGAAAAGGCCAGTGCTAGATGTGTTCAACATGAGGCTACTAAAATGAAAAGCTACCTTTATAAAAGATTTCCAGAGTCCTTATACCCACCTTATGAGCCTGAAAAATACTACTCAAGAATATTAAAAGGCTTTGAGGTTGCCAAAAGTTCATCTGTAATGATTACTGGCATATGCAGAAACATCGAGCCAATTATACATCACAGCATTGCTAGACTTGAGCATACAGCCTCTCTGTTTAAGAACTGCGATGTCTTACTACTTGAAAATGACTCAACTGACAAGACATCTGAATTAATTAAAAAATACGCAGGCGAGAAAGACTGGCTAGAGCTAATACAGTTTGAAGACGGTCAGGAAGCATTTGAAAGAACCAGAGATGTTGCTAGGGCAGAGTATTTGGGTTCGCTAAGAAACAAATGTTTAGATCATATAGATATACAGAAATATGATTACATCATTTGCATAGACATAGATTTAGATGGAGGCTGGTCTTATGACGGAATTCTGCACAGCCTCTCTTATCAAGATATTGAATGGTCTGCGATGACCGGCAATGGAATTATTTATAGGCATGTGGAGGTAGACAAAGGGCAAGATAAAATCTATGGAGCCTACCAAAGATTATTCTTTGACACTTGGGCTTACAGGGATCACGGAAACGAAAATCCTTTGTTTAGCGAAGTTGTCAATATGTACGAATTTGACAGGGGCGAGGAGCCAGTTGAAGTCTTTTCAAACTTTAACGGCATAGGAATTTATAAGCCACAGTTACTCAACTATAGATACGGCACGTCTGAAAATGAAGACGGAACTGTTAATAACGAACACTCTTTTATTCACAAGCTAATGCGGGATGATGGGCATAAAATTTACTTAAATCCTAGCATGATAGCTCTATACTCACCAACAGAATATTCATTACAAATTCAGTAGCTTTGTCGTTGCGGAACCACGCGAGTCAAGGATTTTGCTGCTGGCCAGTTGAAAGAAGGATTTATGTTAAACATCATATCACCAATAAACCAGTTAGGTTACGGCATAGCGGGTCTAAACATTTGTAAAGAGCTTGACAATATGATAAAAGTTTCTTTATTTCCTATTGGTCAGCCACAGGTTACAAATTCCAAAGATCACTCACGAATCACGGACATGATGGCAAATTCTAGGATGCCAAACTTTGACGGTGACTGTATCAGAATATGGCATCAGCACGATATGTCACAATGGGTTGGTCGTGGTAAAAGGATTGGATTTCCCATATTTGAGTTGGATAAATTTAATGACGTGGAATTATATCACCTAAGTAGTCTTGATAAAATATTTGTGTGTTCTGAATGGGCTAAACAGGTAATTTTAGATAGCATTCAGATAAATAAAAGCGATGTACATGTAATACCTTTAGGGGTGGATAGCAGAATTTTTGACAATTCACTTGACAATCAGCAGAATGATGCTACAATATTCTTTAACTGCGGTAAGTGGGAAAAGAGAAAAGGTCACGATTTCATAGTAAAGTCTTTTAACGATGCCTTCAATCAATCTGACAACGTTGAACTATGGATGATGTGCGAAAACCCTTTTAATACAGAGGAAGAGGAAAAAGCTTGGCGAGACCTCTATCTAGGCTCAAAATTAGGCAATAAGATAAAAATCATCAACAGGGTTGACACGCAGCAGGAAGTGTATAATATTATGGCTAAAGCTACATGTGGAGTATTTCCAGCTCGTGCTGAAGGATGGAACCTAGAGCTGTTAGAAATGATGGCATGTGATAAGCCAGTAATTACCACAAACTATTCAGCGCATACTGAATTTTGCACTGAAGAAAACTCACTGCTTATTCCGATAGAAGATGTAGAGAAGGCAAGCGATGACAAATTCTTCTCTAACGCTACTGGAAATTGGGCAAAGATTACAGACAAAGAAATTTCAATCCTGTCTTCTCTGATGAAGAAAGTGCATGAAGAAGAAATAACAAACAATCCAGCAGGAGTTGAAACCGCAAAACAGTTTTCTTGGAAGAACTCAGCTAAAAAGATATTGGAAATATTGGATGTTTAAACTATTTAAATCAAAGCAAAAGCCAGAAGATGTCGATAATAAAGAAGAGCTTGACACATTAGAAGAAGACGCTGAAGTGGCGATAACTTACTACATAAAGACTGGCGAAAAGAATCCAAAGATAGACGTTCATATTGTAGACTATGAAGACGAAACAATAAGTAAACTCTCTGACCTGCTCTGTGTTCTAGACTCAGGACAAGCTATGCAAGTAACACTAGAGCTAGTGAGAGATGGACTAGAGGATAATGACGTAGCGCATAAGTTTATTTCTATTGCGACAAAACTGGCTATGCTAAGAGTTAGCAGTAGAGATATGGATGAATCAGAAGAGGACAGTGGTGTAGAGGAGCCAATTATAAAACCTTCAGATATGATGTAAGGAGTAAAAATGTCTAGAAAAAAGAAAATAGGATGGCAAAAATACGAAGATGTAATCGAATCTCAGGTTTCCTCGCCGTTCCTAAGAGACTTACTAGAACAGATGAATCCACCTTACGAGACTCAAGAGTACGAGTATGGCGAGTCCGACAAAGAAGAAGAAAGATTCGTACAAGAATTTCAAGCAATGCTTAATCAGCAACCAGCAGTGACAATAACAGAAGAGATGATTAGTGATATATCCATGCTAGCGAACTTTGATTGCTGGGTGGGACACACTAATTTTGACATAACACCCTCAGTATTTAAAACTTTGAACAAAACAATGGGTGTCGAGGTCTTAAAAGTATGTAGCAGATACAGATTCTTTTTAGGCGTTGGCAAGATGTTTGACTTCAAAGAGGTGAGGAAAGAAATTGAAAAACTTATTTTACAGGAGTAAATATGACTATTGACGAAAAAATTGAAAAAGCATTGAAAGACCAAGATATCAAGAACATAATGAATAAAGCGGCCAGTACATTTCACGGCCAATTAGACGAAGACGAAATATATACATGCAAGCTAAACGCTCTGTGGAAATCAATTTGTAACCACAACAGCAAAAAGCCAGCAAAATTTACAACCTACCTCTTTAACGGGGTTAGAATAGAATGTATAAGAGAGGTTAAGTTTAAGTCTAAAGACGTAAGCAGTAAGTCTGGTTCCAGAGCTGGGGAACGACCTACACCAAAAGAGATCAATCGCTCCAGAGTTGAGGAGCTAGAGCTTTTTGACGCAATTAATAGCTGTCCAGATCCAGAACTACTATTGGACAGGTCAAAAGGATATACTATTAAAGAAATATCCGAGAAACATAGTAGAAACAGGGAAACTGTAAGAAGAAAGTTGAAAAATTCTTCAAAAGTGTTGCGCAGGAAGCTCTCATAAGTGTATAATTAGTTAGGACATTTAGGATTTGTAACGGAAGCGGAAACCAATAGTTTTTTAATTTTGTTTTATTTCTTGAAGGAGAAAAATTATGGCAGTACAAGCCGCTTCCGGCGATTACACCGGACAGACAAAAGTTAACAATGGTGGTGCAGTTTTTGCCGCTGGTACAGTAGACACAGCGGACAGCCCAGTCAGCTCAGGTTTAGTAAGATCAGACTTCTCAGTAGGTACTGATGATGACTACGGAGCTAGAATTGTTATCAACAATGCTACGGCTGACGGTAGCACAAAGGACAACACTGGTATTGGAACAGCAAGAGGTGGCCAGCTAGCTTCTGGTACTTTGGCTTTCAATCCTAATCCTGCAAACCGTACAGCTTCAGATCCTCAGTTCATCATTAGAGGTGTGTCAACTACAGTTAATGGTGCTTCTAACACAACTCTACAGAGTAGAGGTTCTGACTATGGTGGCATTGATGGTAGAGATGGCATTGGCGAAATGGTAACTACCAGACGCAATGGTTCTGGGGCAACAATCAATGTATTGGCTGCACCTTCTACAAATATCAACCCAGCCTTCACTAAAGGCTCAAACGCTGGCGATTCTCTCACCTTTAATTCAGCTTCTGGCGATTCACTTGCCAACAGCGCTACTAAGAGTGAAGAGCAAAGAGTTGGACGTTCCTATGGTGGTGGTCTAAGATTTATGGCTGGTGGTAAAAACCCAAGCTCTAAGACTTACAAGCCTAGAGACACCTACGAAAGCTAAACCGCTTTAAGATGCCCCCTCAGCACTCGCTTTGGGGGCTCTTTTCTCTCTACATCACACCGAACAATGGAGAAATAAAGTGGGAGCCGAAGATATAACACTATTAGTAACGATGGTAGGAACTTTGGCTAGTTTTTTAGCTGGCGTATGGATGAAGGTATTAAGACCCGCTATGAAGTTTATAGACAAGCACGACGAGGTTGTGCAGTCTATAGAAAACATAGAAAAGGAAATGACATGCAACGGTGGAAGCAGTCTGAAGGATGCAGTTGTATCTCTCAATGACACTTGTGGAAGAATAGAAAACAGACAAAAGATTATAGAGCAAAGAACAAAAGCGTCTTTGCATTATAGTAACACAGCTTTGTTTGAAACTGATAAGAAGGGCAGATTGGTTTGGACAAATGAACCGTTCTACCAAATGACCGGACAATCACTTACGGATATAAAGGGCTTTGATTGGCTCACTTATATTCACGAAGATGAACGAGAGGAATTCTTACAAGAGTTTAATTCCTGCTTAGAAATGAACAGGAAATTTAGTAAAGAAGTAAAGACCTCCGATGGACAGGACATAAGGATGACTGGATATCCTTATAGGTTAAATGACAATGAGCAAGGAGGCTTTTTAATTAGCATTAGCTAGAAAGAAGGTTAGTATCATGGGTTCTAAAAAATATTCACTTAACGGAGAAGATTTGAAAAAGCTAGGCCTGAACACAGTGTTCGTTTCGTTGGCCGCTGGATTGACTTATCTTGGCACTGAAGTTGCCAACGTTGACTGGGGTAGCTTGACAGCTTTGGTTGTACCAATCGCCACCCTTTTGCTTGGAACCGCCACTCAGTGGGCAAAAGATAGCCAAGGCAAAGAATAATATCTAAAAAATAAAGAAGGGAGATGTACAGAGGTTGCTATTGCAGTCTCTGCATCTCCTTTTTTTTATCTAAAAACAATTTGCATCAAGGAAGTTTTCATGAAAGTAGTTAAAAGATGTGGCGATTACGCCGATTATGATGTTGAAAAAATTCATAAAGTTGTTGAATGGGCTACTAGAGATATAAATGGAGTGTCTTTATCTGATATAGAAATGAATATGAACCTGTCTATGAGAGACGGGATATCTACCGAAGAAATTCACCAAATACTTATTAAAAGTGCTAGCGATCTGATTTCTGAGTCTACCCCGAATTACCAATACGTGGCCGCGAGGCTGTTGAATATGAGCTTAAGAAAATCTGTTTGGAGATCCTGCACTCCTCCAGAGCTGTACCACTACATACATCTAATGTGTGACAACGGGATCTATGATGAGAACATATTAGATGGATGGACTAAAGAAGAAATAGACGAAGTACAGAAGCATATTAAACATGATAGAGATGATATGTTTACCTATTCAGGTTTGCAGCAGCTGGTTGATAAGTATCTAATTAAGAATAGAATTACGGGTAAAATATACGAAACACCTCAGATAGCATACATGATGATAGCTATATGTTTATTTGGTAACCATGAAAATAAAATATCTAGAGTCAAGGAGGCATACGATGCTTATTCAACTTTCAAAGTCAATCTTCCTACTCCAATCATGGCTGGGGTTAGATCAACTATTAAGCAGTTCGCTTCATGCGTTCTTGTGGACGTGGACGATGACCTAGACGGGATATTTTCAAGCGTACATGCTGTAGGTAAATATACCGCAAGAAGAGCTGGTATTGGACTTAATGCTGGAAGAATCAGACCAATCAATTCACCGATAAGAGGTGGAGAGGTAATCCACACCGGACTAATTCCGTACCTGAAAATCTTTGAGTCATCCGTAAAGGCCACTTCTCAGAATGGTTTACGAGGAGGTTCCGCCACTGTACATATTCCTTTTTGGCACTATGAAATTGAAGACGTATTAGTGCTAAAGAACAACGCTGGAACTGACGATAATAGAGTTAGAAAGCTTGATTACTCAATACAGTTCTGCAAGCTGTTTTATGATAGGCTAATCAAGAATGAGGACATTACTCTTTTTAGTCCAGATGAGGCTGAGGGCTTGTATGAAGCATTTGGCAACAATAAAAAATTTGAAGAGCTATATGTCAAATATGAAAACTCAAGAAGCCTAAGAATGAAAAAGAAGATTAGCGCCAGAAAGCTGGCTGAAGTTTTTGCTAGAGAAAGACTTGAGACTGGAAGAATATACTCCATGAATATTGATAGCTGCAATCAGCACGGATCTTGGGATGTGCCAGTTTACATGAGCAACCTATGTCAAGAGATCATACACCCAACAGTCCCCATCAAAAGCATAGATGATGACGAAGGAGAAATAGGAATATGTATACTGTCAGCAATTAATTTATGTGAGCTGAATTCTGATAAAGATATAGAGATAGCTTGCAAGAATGCAGTTGAATCTCTGGAGTCTGTTATAGATTACCAAGATTACCCAGTCAAGGCGGGGGAAAACTTCACAAAGAATAGAAGGTCACTCGGTATCGGTATAACCAATTTAGCTGGCTTTCTAGCAAAAAACAAGTTAAAATACGAAGACAAGGATGCTCCTAAGCTGATACATGAAGTTATGGAAAAAATCCAATGGCATTTACTTAACGCATCATGTAACCTCGCCAAAGAACTCGGGCCGTGTGAAAAATTTTCAGAAACAAAGTATTCTAAAGGCAAACTTCCTATAGATTGGTACAAGAAAACTGTTGACGAAATTGTAAAACCGAAGTACTCTATGGACTGGGAAGATCTTAGAGCCAGAATTAAAGAGTTTGGACTAAGGCACTCGACTGTATCTGCCATAATGCCTTGTGAATCTAGTTCTGTTATACAAAACAGCACAAATGGAATAGAGCCAGTAAGAAAGCTCCTTTCGTATAAAAAAGCCAAAAATGGTGTGCTAAAACAGATCGTGCCGAACTATCATAAAGGTAGGAAATATTACACATTAGCATTTGACATGCAAGACAACAATGCTATAATAAAGATAATCGCTGTGCTTCAGAAGTTTGTTGACATGAGCATTAGCGCCAATCTATACTATAATTATGAGCATTACGAGGATGGTTCCATACCTCTCAGTAATATAATTAAGGATAGTATAATCTCCTATAAGTACGGTGTTAAAAACTTATACTATTGCAACACACCGGATGGAGATGGAAAACTAGAACAAGAACCCGTATGTGAAGGTGGAGCCTGCGCGATATAATGAAAAGTGTTTTGAATAAAGTAAATGTTGATACATTGAAGCAGCCCTTATTTTTGGGCGAAGACCTGTCGTTACAAAGATATGACAAATTTAAGTACCCTGTGTTTTTTGATCTTTACAAAAAGCAGCTAGAGTTTTTCTGGCGGCCAGAAGAAATAGAGCTAAAGAAAGACAGGAACGACTTCAAAGACGACTCTATCATGTCTGAGAACGAAAGATTTATATTCACATCTAATCTCAAGTATCAGACTATGATGGATTCTGTGATATGTAGAGGTGTTCCAACCATACAGGAGTATGTTTCTAATCCAGAGCTGGAAGCTTGCCTAAACGTCTGGCAGTTCTTTGAGCAAATTCATAGCTACAGCTATACCTACATCATCAAAAACGTCTACCCAAACCCCAGCGAGGTTCTTGATTCATGTCTTACAGACAAGGAAATAGTGGCTAGGGCAGATGTTGCTGTAAAAGAGTATGATAAGTTGAGAAAACTTAGCAACAGTAAAAAGATAGAAGATGTTAAAAAGCAAATATATCTTACGCTGGTTAGCATAAACATTCTTGAAGCTGTTAGGTTTTACGTATCTTTCATTTGCGCGTTTGCATTTGCTGAAAACAAGAAGATGGTTGGCAACGCCGACATAGTTAAGTTAATCAAAAGAGACGAGGCTATACATCTTCACAACACCCAACAAATCCTAAAGATTCTAAGAGATGAAAAATCAGAAGGTTTTGTGCAGATAGCCAAAGAGTGTGAAGAAGAGTCAATTAAGATGTTTGAAAGCGCTGCCTCTGAAGAAAAGAAATGGGCGTCATACCTTTTCAAGGATGGCTCAATCATTGGTCTGAATGAAAGGGTGCTTCATCAATACATTGACTGGCTCTGCATGACCCGTAGGAAAGCAATCAAATTGCCTTATGAGTCTGGTCTCAAAAACCCAATCGCTGGGTGGACAGAGCCTTGGATAAACAGCGAAGGCGTTCAAGTGGCGCCGCAGGAACATGAAATCACATCGTACAAGATCGGCGCTAGCACTAACGACTTAGACGATATGGACTTCGGAGGATTAAAACTTTAAGGAACTAATATGGATCGTAAGATAAATTTTAAAAAATTATATGAAGGCGCTCATGCGCCAACAAAGTCTAACACTACAGACGCTGGATATGATCTTTACAGCGTAAATGACGTAGCTATTCCAAAGGGCTACAATGCCTTAGTTAATACTGGCATAGCTATAGAAATCCCAAAAGGTTGCGTAGGGTTAATATGGGACAGGTCTTCACTGGGAGTTAAAGGCATACATAGGCACGCAGGAGTAATTGACTGCGGCTACACTGGAGAAGTCAAGGTGTGCTTGCACAACAACTCTCCGAAAACTTATGATATTAAGAAAGGTGATCGTATCGCACAGTTAATTATACAGGAGGCACCTCACTACGAGCTAAACGAGGTGCAAGAGTTAGGAGAGACGGATAGAAGTGTAGGAGGTTTTGGAAGCACTGGTAGATAACTTAAAGGGTTCACGATGAGAAAATCCCGTAAACAACAAAAAAACGATAGACGTAGGATCATACCTATAACAGCTAAAACACCTAATCAAAAGGAATATATTAGAGACATAGTAGAAAACGATGTTGTCTTCTGCACTGGGCCTTCTGGTAGCGGAAAGTCTTACATCGCTGCTGGCATAGCCGCAAATCATATTTATAAAGATGACGTAGAAGAAATAATTGTAACCAGACCTCTTGTGTGCGCTGGAAAAGATATAGGGTCATTGCCCGGTGAATTAGATGAAAAAATAAAACCATACCTCTTACCTATGGAAGAGAACCTCAAACACTTTTTAGGTAGAGATTATTATGGCAAACTTTTTAACGAGGGAAGGATTAGGTATGAGCCTCTAGAAGTCATGAGAGGCGCTACTTTCCATGACGCTTACATGATACTGGACGAAGCTCAGAACTGCACTTTAGATCAAATTAAAATGTTTATAACCAGAATGGGCGAAAACTCAAAAGTCTTAATAAACGGTGATATAAGACAGACCGATATAAAAAAGTTCAGCGG